TCTTTGGAATAGTATTTTACGGCATCTATACTACTTGACAAAGTGTCACATATTCTGCTAGTGACTAGCGGATATATTAAATTGGTAACCGTTATTTACCCATTTCCAAGATAAATAATATTGTTAATACAATGAAGCATTTATTTTGGAAAGGACCCTCATGTTAAATAACATCATATCAAAATACTCCCGCTGGAAAAATCGTCGCGAAACATTCAACTCACTACACAGATTAACAGACTCTGAACTTCGTGACATCGGCATCTGCCGCGGCGATATACGTTCTATTGCTAATGATACCTGGAATGAAAATTTACGAGGGTGGAACTAATGACAGCTTTAACAAGAAATTATGTTTTTTCTCCATTGTCTGCATTGTGGTCTTCGCTAGATCGATCAATGACAATAGTAGGTTATTCGAGAGCGGCTGGCGAGCTAGCAAGAATGGGATTACACGAGGAAGCGAAAACGTGTATGAAGGAAGTAGCAAAGCTTAAAGACGAAAAATAGATCTCGCAAACTTATATAAATATTAAGGTAGTCTTCGGGCTACCTTTTTTATTGAGAGCATGGAGATATAATGAATATTGAAAAGAAAATGAGCCACATTTGGATTGGTCCTAACCCAGCACCAACTAAGTGGATGAATACTTGGCGTGATAAACATCCTGACTGGGAATATAATGTATTTACAGATAAGATGCTATGGGATCGTAAGTGGAAAAACCAATCACTTATAGAAGAATACTATAGAAGGCGCAAGTGGGCTGGTGCACATGATCTTATTCGATATGAGTTGATATATGAGCAAGGTGGATTTTGGCCAGCCGCAGATTCAGTTTGTCTTGAAAACACGGATGAATTATTTACAAGTCCCGCTGACCATGCTTATACTGTTTACGAAAATGAAAAAGCAAAGCCAGGATATTGTTCACCTATATTAGCTGCAAATCCTGGGAACGAAGTTGTAGGAGCAATCATAGATAAATTGCATACACTAAAGCCGCACATGCTAAGCGATCATCCTTATATGTCTACCGGCAATCGATTCTTATCTCAGTTCCTTCCACAATTTTCTGATAAAACAACTATATGGCCTTCATATACACTTATACCTCATTGGTATGGACATGTGAAAAGATACGATGGCCCAGGAAAAGTTTATGCCGAACAATACTTTGGATCTACTGGTCCAAAATTGGCAATAAAAGGATATGATCAAGGTCGATAGATAATGTATATTAGTCACAAGTACAAAGTTTGTTTTGTACGTATACCTAAAACAGCGTGCAGTAGCATTACTCATTATTTAATTAAAAATATAGATGATAGAGAGGCTGTGCATTCTGGCGTTGACGACGTTAAAATTAAATCTACGTTAGGAAAGAATCCTATTCGTAGACCTATAATGGCAAACAAATATGTTCATTATACATTAGAAGATATCGTTAAAGATAAGTTTCTTACTCCACAGCAATTAAACGAGTATAAAATATTTGGTGTAATAAGAGATCCATTTGATCGCCAACTAAGCATGTATTACTTTAGAAAGAAGTGGGATCGAAAAGTAAAAGCATCATTGCAAGATTATAAGAATCTTACTATAAATAATTGTGCGATGAAGATTAATCCAGAAGCTACTGGTAGAATACAGACAGATTATATGAAGTACAAAGGGCGACAATATGGTACGTTCTTATTGTACGATAATCTAGAAGCAAACTTACAAAAGTTTATGACAAATCACGGATTGCCTACCGAACACGAATTACCAAAACACAAATCCGGTAATAGAGTAGTTAAAGGCAACGAAATACAATTTGACGATGAAGTAAAGCAATCTATAAAAGAACATTACCTTAAAGACTTTGAAGTATATAATATGCTAAAGGGAAAACTATGAAAGCTTATATTCTAAAAATTGATACTCCTGTATCAAATCAGTACGCTCAAATTTGTGCAGCGTCTTGTAAAGAAGTTGGTCTTAAATGGGAGTACTTTAATGGCTTCCAAAACATGTCAGGTAGAATGGCACTAGCAAAGTTAGGATTCCCTATGGCTAATGAAGAGCCATATCGATATATTGAATACCCAACTGTTCACCAAAAAGCAATGTGTTGTACAGCAGGTCACTTTGCAATTTGGAAAAAGATCGCCGAGGGTACAGATGAAGTTGGTGTTGTACTTGAACACGACGCATTAATGCTTCAACCTATTACTGTAGCTATCCCAGATAATGAAATCGTAGTACTAGGATATAAACTCACAGACCCGAAGCAATATGATCACGTGGCTGCTGGTAAGCCAAAAGAAATTATTCCTATTGATGGACACGAAGGCGCACATGCGTATGCTATCACAAAAACAACAGCGCAAAGACTTATAGGTGAAATACTGCGACAAGGTATAAGATCAGCTATTGATAATGATTACTTTATAAGACATCAAAGAAGAACTAAAGTTCCATTATCTATCATGTCACCTACACCAGCTATGGGTTGGTTAAGAGAATCCACTATATGGGCAGGATCAGCTGCTAGGAACTATAATTTTATACCCTCTTTTCAAAAATATTATAAATAAAGAATAAATCGATTTAAATTTAACATTATCTTAGGATTACACGAATGGCCAAGCCAGATAAGAAGAAGTTAAAAGGTTTCAAAGACTTTGATGCCTCAAAATATATTAATACAGCGCCAACATTAGACGAAGCAGTAGGTGGTACTATTGTACTTACATTCGGAAGAATGAACCCAATTACTGTTGGTCATGAAAAGCTCGTTCAAAAAGTTTTATCTGTTGCTAGTAAAGAAAAAGGAACTCCAAAAGTATTTCTTACTCAAACACAAGATAAGAAAAAGAATCCTTTAGATTACAAAGACAAAATTAAATTTGCTCAAAAAGCATTTGGCAAAGTTGTTGAAAAATCTACAGCTAAAACTATTATACAAGTAGCGCAATCGGTCGAAAACTTCGATAATCTTGTATTAGTTGTTGGTTCAGATAGAGTTAAAGAATTTGATACACTACTTAATAAGTATAATGGAAAAGATTACAATTTCAAATCTATTAAAGTAGTTTCAGCTGGCGACAGAGATCCTGATGCAGATGACGTATCAGGTATGTCCGCGTCTAAAATGAGAGCGTTAGCCGCTGATAACGATATACTACAATTTACAAAGGGCTTACCTAAAAAGCTAAGATCTTCTGCGAAAGCTATGATGGCTGCAGTGCGAAAAGGTATGAATATGACTGAAGAAACAGAGAATCTAACCGAAGTTTTATCTCGAATGCAAAGACGTAAACGCGGTCTTGCAATGAGAAAAGCACGTTTTAAAATTAAACGTGGTAGAGAAAAGGCTAAGAAAAGAACTGCTTCACAAGAAGTATTAAAGAAAAGAGCACGTAAAGCTGCTATTAATCTATTTAAGAAGAAATTTTCAAAGAGTAGAAGATATGCTGATTTATCGGCTGGCGAAAAAGAAGTAATCGATAAGCGTGTATCAAAGATTAATAAGAAGCGTATTGAACAAATTGCACGTAAACTATTACCGATTGTTAAAGCTAAAGAACGTGCTCGTCGTAAAGCCATGATGACTGGTGGATCTGGAACTTCATCTTCATCTGTAGTAAAAGAATCTAAAACAATTAAAGTCGGTGAATCGTCAATAGGCGCTGAATCTACAATTTATGCTCACGTTAAAGACCGTACAGTTCTATCATTGGGTAACAAAGATGAAATGCTTGCTATCGCTGAACAAGACGGAGGCAGAGTATGGGTTGTAAGTTCTGAAAACGAAGTAGGTGATTTGCTTGAAGGTGTAGCACAAGATAAAGATGTTAAAGATATGCCAGGATCTCAGCCTAAAGGTTATTTTGCTGGTGTAGATAAAGAAAAGAAAGATGATCGTGAACGTCACTTTAAGCGCAATGCTAAAAAAGCAGATGACGATGCTTCAGCCTATAAGCCAGCTCCTGGCGATAAAGAAGCAAAAACAAAAGTATCTAAGCATACTAAGAAAGCTCGAGATATGTTTGGCGAAGACAATGATTTGTGGGGAAAGAGACAAGGTAAGCGTCCTCATATGTTATTAGATACTAATGGCAAGCCAAAGTTTGATAAACGTTTCAAAATGTATAGACCTAAGAACGAAGAATACGAAGAAGATATTGCTGAAGAGTTATTGTCGTTAATCGAAGACACCGAAAGCTTTGAATTAGAGCTAAACGAAGATCCCACAAAATCACTCAAGAAAAAATCTGAAAAGACTGGTATGCCTGTAGGTGTATTACGTTCAGTATATAATCGTGGTGTTGCAGCTTGGAAGACAGGCCATCGTCCAGGAACTACTCCTGAGCAATGGGGACATGCAAGAGTTAACTCATTCATTACTAAATCATCTGGTACTTGGGGCAAAGCTGATAAAGACTTAGCTGATAAAGTACGCGGTTCTAAGAAAGAAGAATACGGTGCAGGCTTTGAAGGCACCCATAAACTAGTCAAGAGATTGAAAAAAGATACTCCCGATGCTTAGATTTAAAACGTTCATTAACGAAGGCGTTAATGATCCATCAATATTTAAAGCTGTATTCCTAGCAGGTGGACCAGGTGCTGGTAAATCATTTGTTGTAGGTAAAACAGCTTTGCCGGCATTAGGCTTTAGATTAATAAACTCTGATGAGGCTTTTGAAGCGGGTTTAAAGAGAGCTGGACTTACTACTTCTCCAGAAGATATTGCTTCTGCACAAGGCCAAGCTTTAAGAGCTAAAGCTAAGGCTCTTACTGGCAAGAAACTGGGATTAGCTCTTCAAGGCAGAATGGGTATTGTTATTGATGGTACTGGTAAGGACTACGCTAAGATTAAAAAGCAAGTTGATATGCTAAGAGAACTTGGATATGCCGTTAAGATGGTATTCGTTAATACTGACTTAGAAACAGCAATGGATAGAAACCGAAACCGAAATCGATCATTACCAGATGCTAAAGTTGAAGAGATGTGGAAAGATGTTCAAAAGAATATTGGTAAATTCCAAGGGTTATTTAGAAATAGATTAATCATTGTTGATAACTCTAGAGATTCTGACGTTGATGTAGCAGCTTTAGAAGCATATAAAGATATTAAAACTTGGGCCGCAAAACCACCCGAAAACAAGATTGCCGCCAAATGGATTAAATCACAAAGGGAACAAAAATGAAGTCATTCAAAGATCATATGACTGAAGCCAATACTAAACTGCGTTGGGTTAAGAAGCCCGATGGCTATGGCTCTGGTAACAGAAAAGTATTTAAGCATGTTACTTCAGACGGCAAATTCGAGATTAGATTAGCTGGCATGGACTCTATGAAATTTAATAGAGATGGTAGTGTAAAAGTATTACCTACGCTATTTGATAAGAGTGGTAGTCAACCAAAACATCCTGTAATAGCTTATAAGAATGTAGGCGAAGCTAAAAAAGAAGCTCAGCGTTGGGCTGATACGCACTGGAATAAGTAATGAAATCTTTTGCAACATATATAGCTGAAGCTACTAAACAAGGTGACACCGTACGTATTAAGAAACAATACTGCGATTCTCCTGCTGAAGCTAAAGAGCTATATATTGTTAAAGAGTTAAGAGGACCGAGAGTTCTTATTACTCCTAAGGTTTGGAAAGGCCGTGGCATTAAGCCAACAGAAGCAGTACAACTTAAAATGATAGAGAAAGTCTAATATGTTAACATTCAGAGAACACATGGAACAAAACCTCGATGAGCGCTCGCCATACGGTGATCTAAAAGTAGCTCTCGGTAAGTTAGTGTTTAAAAAAGAATATTTAGCCGCTTTGAAAATGATGAAAGATAAGGGTAAGCGAGCTGCAGATGCTGCAAGGATATTCAGACACGTCGATGCTAAAGAATTAGATAAGCTGTGGAATATGCAGCAGAAGGTAGCGTAATGGATCCTGTAGAAGCATGGCATAGCTTAACCTACCTCGATGGTATATTATTTACCGTTTGGTTAGGTATAATGTATTACGGTAAATGCTGGATAGATAGCAAATTTAAGGATTAAAAATGTTAAGTTTTCAACAATACTTAGACGAAAAATGCTGGGATGGATACACCCAGAAAGGTATGAAAAAGAAAGGGAAGAAAATGGTTCCCAACTGCGTACCTGAAGAAACTGTTGCTGAAGGTTCAGAAACCTGGGAAGCAGGATATAAGCGTCGTGTAGTAAAAACAACTAAACCTGAACATAAAGAAAAAGGTATGAACTGGCGTATTAAAGGTAAAGATAAATCACATCTTACTATTAAACTTTATAAAGAAAAGCCATCTCAAGAAGAATTTAATAAACAAATGAAACGAGTAGCTGGACACGAGTTCGGAGGATAAGATGAAGACATTTAAACAGTTAAAAGAAGAATTATATGAGGATAAAGATCCTCGTTTAGCAAAAGCTGGTGTTAAAGGCTATAATAAAGCCAAGCGTACTCCTTCTCATCCAGAGAAAAGTCATATCGTTGTTGCTAAAGATGGTGACAAAGTTAAAACTATTCGGTTTGGCCAACAAGGTGCATCTACTGCAGGTGATCCTAAGAAAGGCGAATCTGATAAAATGAAAGCTAAACGTAAGTCTTTTAAGGCACGTCACGGCAAAAATATTGCAAAAGGTAAGATGAGTGCCGCATATTGGGCAGATAAAGAGAAATGGTAAGCCTAGTTTTTAATAAATACTACTAGAATAAAATACAAATAAAGGTATAACCGATGAAAAGTTTTAAGAAATTCGCTGAAGCCAAAGACGAATATTGTTCAGATAAGTGTTGTGGCTCTGACGTAAAAGCAGAAGATTGTAAATGTCCACCGGATTGTGCGCATTGCAACTGCAACTCAGTATCAGAGAATCTAGAAGAATATACTAACTGGTCAGTTCGACATCCTACAAAGCCTACTAAAAGCTATAAAGTAAAAGCTCGTAATACTGGTGAAGCTTTAAAGAAAGCACATAAGGCTGCTGTTAAAGCTGGCGATTTACACAAACAAGCTCCACACGATTCAATGCTATATAAGCATGTTAAAAAAGAAGAAGTAAGTCCAGCTCCAACCGCTGCAGAACGAGATGCAAAAAGAGCAGGTGTTGGTAGAACTGGTGAAACTGCAAGAGAAAGAGCTAATCGTTTAGGCAAATCACAACGTGAATCTGTAGAAGAAACAGAACAGCTTGACGAATTATCTCCTGCTACTTTAAAGAGCTATAAGAAAAAAGCTATGAAGCAATACAAGCAATCAGCAAATAAAAGAATGCCTGGTGGCGGCGATTACGGATCAGCAACAAAGAAAGCCCAAGACAAACATCAAAAGAGATTTGATAAGCGTCATAAAGGTATTGGTTCAGAAATCAAGCGTACAACTGATTCTGATATTCACTTAAAAGATCCAAAAGGTCTTGTAAGAAAAAATCCAAAAGCAAATTCTCTATCTGGCAAACCAGCTCCTTACAAATATAAAGCTGAATCTTTGTCTGAAGAGCAAGTTAACCAGATTACAGCTCAGTATATTAATGAAAATAATATCAGTATGGCTGAATTGGAAGCAATGTCTCCAGAGCAACTTGACGAGTTCATTGGTAAAGCCGTTGGTGGTGCATTTAAACTAGGTGCTAAAGCTGCTGTCGGAACTGCTAGATTAGCAGGTAAAGGAATTAAGAAAGCTGCCAATCGTATGAGCACAGCCGGAAGAGCAGATGCTGCTGAGAAAAAAGCTAAATCTATTGAGCAAAAACAAAAAGATCGTGAAAGAATGCAGGCTGCAAAGCAACGAGTACGTGATCTTAAGCAAAAACAAGCAGAAGCTAAGAGAAAACAAAACCAACAACAAAATAAACCAAAACCTGCTTAGGTTTTATAAATAGAATTATAAAAACCCGCTAATTAGGAGAAATACAATGGCACTATGGGGAAAAACCGATGAGTTAGCATCAGCACCAAAATTCTTGGAAGACGCTGCAGCCAACACTAACAAATCACACGACATTGACAATGCGATCTTTGTTTCTGATGAAGAAGCAGCTGTTGCGTCAAACAGAGCTAAAGGAATTACAGGTCCTGGCTGGTGGTTGTATCATACAGCAAATGGCCGTCACTTTGCAGAATGCTTAGTACCAATGAAAGGTGGCACAGTAGATCAAGCCACTGTTGGTGATGCTGGTGTTACTGGAAATACAGCAGTTGAAGATACTATCGTAGCCGACAGTTAAACTGAGAAATTAATATTATGATATTGACAGAATCAACTTTTCTGTTGTTTGCATCAAAACATTATGATAACCCTCAATGCTCAGATATATCTGAGTTCGAAGAGGACTTAAAGCGATTCCAATATTTGCGCAAGCTATTTGGCAGATATAGGCAAGATGACGACTTAAGAGAAAGGTTGATTTTGAATCACTTAATCATAATTTATAATGTGTTTGGTCCGGAAGCAACTAACATGCTCTTCATGAAGCTTCATGAGTTCCATGACTGCCTGAAACCGTTCGTAGAATATTTGAACTACATGCCGGAAATAATTAAATACGATGATATTATTTTAAACTCTGGTAATATAGACTCAAATGATTTTATATTAGAAACACTTAAGGAAATCTAGAATGGTCGTAGATCTATTTTTAGTTTATCAATTCGTAAGAAGACTCGCAACACCTTTTGAAAAGTGGGATGCGTTTAAGCTTGGTGTGATTGATAAAAATGGAAATATACTAATCAAAAAGAAAGACCGCGATGCTAAGCAAAAGAAAGCATGGGGTGTTTTTGATGTTATGGTACGCAATATGAAAAGACTGCTTGCTAAGCTACCGGGTGGTAGTTCAAAGCTTGCATCTTATGCTGCTGCCTTATTCCTTATTAAAGAATACAAGCATTTTAGCGATGATTCATTACTAAATGAAGATATATCTGATGAACAGATGAAAGAATCTTTATTAGTATTTAATGACCGATATGTCAATTATATCAAAGAAGACGCAAATGTCAAGGCTTTAAATGAAGAAGTTGAAACTTTATTTGAGCACATCAATACAAAACCTGAACTTGAAGAAGAACCCGCCGCCAATTCTGTTGGTGCTGGTGGTATTGCAGGCATGGACGCGGGTCACATGTCTAAAGCAGCTCAAGCGAAATGGACTAAAAGCAATAAGTCTAAGAAAAAGAAACTTAGAGATATTATGGGAGCACCTACAAAATGATTACACTAGAACAATTTAGCGCGATGATTCCACGGAATAAAAATCCAGAAGAGTGGTACGACGCAGCTCAACAACTTTTTAAAGCATATGATATTACTACCGATCTACGTATCGCTGGTTTTATGGCACAATGTGCTCACGAGTCAGCTGATTTTACTCGTCTTGAAGAAAATTTAAACTATAGCGAAAAAGCACTTAATAGTGTGTTTGGTCGTTACTTTGGTGAAGGAAAAAGAGATGCTAAAGATTACGCGCGGGATCCTAAGAAGATTGCGAACTATGTTTACCAAGATGAATTCAGATCTAAGCGCGGTGCCTTGGGCAATACCGACGATGGTGACGGGTGGAGATTTAGGGGCCGTGGCATTAAGCAACTTACAGGCAGGAATAATTATACAGCATTTGGAAAATCAGTCGACATGTCAGCTGAAGAAGCAGCAGAATATGTTGCAACACCAGCAGGAGCAATCGAATCAGCCTGTTGGTTCTGGAAAACAAACAAATTAGAAAAATATGCCGATAATGATGATAATCTAGGGCTAACCAAGAAAATTAATGGTGGTACTATTGGATTAGAAGATCGGGATAAGCGTTATAAAGACGCAAAAGCTATTCTTGCCGGCAAATGTAAAGCTGGTGGAGAAGGCAAAAAATCCAAAGAAGTTCGTACATTACGTAAGGGCATGAAAGGAGATGATGTTGCAAAGATGCAAAAGGCACTCGGCATTGCAGCTGATGGAGATTTTGGCTTTGGAACACAAACAGCAGTTAAAAAATGGCAAAAACTAAACGGTCTAGTCGCAGATGGTATCGTTGGTCCAGCTACCCAGGCAAAGTTGCTTGGATAATAAATAGATTAACAATATCATATTAAATTAAACAAGGAGATTAACATGTCTTTAGAGAAAATTGTACAAGAAGCAATGGCAGGTCGCCCTCTCGAAATGAAAGAGGCGTTCGAAGAAGAGATTCAAACTCGTATTACTACCAAGCTTGAAGAAAAATATATCGAAATCATGGAAGCAAAAGCAAAAGATGCTGATGACGAAGATGAAGAAGATAAAGATGACGAAGAAGTAGAAGACCAGGATGATGATGAGGACGAAGACGAAGACGAAGATGAAAAAAATGAGTCTGTCGACGAAAACTTCTCAGACGCATTAAGAAAAGCAGCTGTAGCTCAAGCTAAAGCAGCTAGTGCACAGCCACCTAAGAAGAAAACTGTAGGTGACAAGATCAAAGGCTTCTTTAAAAAGAACGAAAATTACTCTGGCGCTGATGAAGAAATCGGTGCAGCAATGAAATCACTTCATCCAAAAACTTCTAAAGCAGATATGTTTAAGAAAATCAATGATGAATACGGTTGTGGCAAAGCAAAGTTTGAAGGTCTATACGCCTCTTACTGCAGCAAGTAATATCCCATGCCTTCGTTTATGTATACAGGTCTAATAATCTTAGTGATGGGTGGTGGTTTCGTATGGTATTACAACACCACCCAAGCTAAAATTGAAACTATAACAGCTTATAACGCCACGTTAACAGCTAATGTAGACCGATTGGAAGAAGTAAATCTTAAAAATGTTGATACCATTGCTAAGATGGAAGCTAACTTCGAAAAACAAAGAGATCAATATAACGAACTTCAAGCTAAGTTTGGTGACATTCGTTCTCAAAACAATAAACTCAGAACTCGTTTAGGTAAACATGATTTAGGAGCACTTGGTGTTGCTAAACCAGTATTAGTTGAAAGAGTTTTGAATAACGCATCAAAGAAAGTAAATCGTTGTTTCGAAATACTATCTGGTGCAGCCTTGACTGATATAGAAAGGAGCGCGAAGAATGGTAAATCATTTAACAGCGAGTGTCCTTGGATTTACGATGATCTTATTGCTAACGGCGTGCTCATCGACTCCAGTGGCGCCACCAGCGAAAATAATAACTGAAACAGAATACGTTACTCCCCCAGCACCTATCGTACCTACGCCTGACGTTCTAGATCTTCGTGATGTAGAATTTGTAGTAGTTACGGCAGATAACATAGATGAGATCTTCGCTGAAATGAAAGGCGATAAGGTTTTCTTTGCACTCACCACTGATAATTACAATAAGATTGCTTTAAACTTAAGCGACCTTAGGGCATATATCAGCCAACAAAAAAGTATAATTATTTTATACGAGAATGCCTTTGATGAATAAATAGACTTGTTAGAGTATAGAATGTAGTAGGCCCTGTGATTAAAAATAGTTCCAGGGCTTTTTTTCTATTTAAACCGAGGAACAGGTAGCGTGACAGATATCACCGACAAAAATTTAAAAACAGACGTAGCTCTGATTAAAAAAGATATTAAACAAATCGAAAGATTTTTTGATAAGTTCGACACAGCACTAGAAGCAATGACCGAAATATCGCAAAAAGTTGCGGTTCAGGGTGAAATTCTTAAAAATACTGCAGATAAATTAGAAGACCTTGAAGCACGTGCAAGCGAAATTAAAGAAGAAGATATTAAAAGAGCTGAAGTAATACACCGACGTCTAGAAGATCACCGCAAATCTTCTAGAGAAGATCACCAGCTGCTAGCTAATGAAACTAAATTAGATCGTAAACAGCGCAATGACGAAATTATGCTTCAACTTGGTAAAATGAACGGCGCGCTCGAAGTACGGTTGACAAGAATCGATGATCGTATTAAAATATTAGAACAGTGGAGATGGTACATTATGGGTATCGGTGTTGCTGTTCTATTAGTCGCGGCTGAAGTAAACTGGACAGCACTCGTTGGCAGTTGACAATTAGCACATCTTAATATATAATAACATATAAGAATTGAAAATAATAGTGTACATTGTGCTGCTTCTGTGGTATAATGTACCTATACCTTAACTTTATGGAATTATTATGGCAGAATTTGTTGATATACAGTATGCTCAAATGTTATCTGGTCGTCTTGAAAACTTTAAGATAAAGCATACCAATCCTTATAAAATTAACTTCCGTTGTCCTATATGTGGTGATTCACAAAAGAGTCGCTCTAAGTCCCGCGGTTGGCTTCTAGAAAGGGATAACAAGTTCTCCTATTATTGTCATAACTGTGGTGCGTCTATGGGCTATAGCTTCTTTCTAAAGACTATCGATCCTCTACTGTACAATGATTATGTTGCTGAAAAGTTTGTGGCAAATACTCATGCTGACGATACTAAAAAAGATAATACTGATCAGTTTAAAACAAAAGCTCCAGTATTTAAGAAAGATCCTCTCAAAGGATTAAAGAAAGTTTCTCAACTTGACTTCAACCATCCAATAAAGAAGTATGTTGTATCACGGCAAATTCCATCTCAACATCATTATAGAATGTTCTTTGCTCCTAAGTTTATGACTTGGATTAATACTATCATTCCTGATAAGTTTGATACTAGTAAAATAGGCAAAGATGAATCAAGACTCGTAATACCTTTTGTTGATGAAAATGGTAAATGCTTTGGTGTATCAGCTCGTGGATTTAATCCTAAGGGAATTAGATATATAACTATTATGTTCGAAGAAAGACCTAAGATATTTGGTCTTGATAGAGTTAATCTAGAACATCCATATTATATTGTTGAAGGCGCTTTGGATAGTATGTTCCTTGAAAATGCTATCTCTATGAATGGTGCTGAAGGCAACGGTAATTCTGCAAACGAAAACGCAATATATGTATTTGATGCTGAACCACGTAATAAAGAAATCCATAAGCGTATGGAAAAAGTTATTAAGCAAGGTTACAGGATTTGTATATGGCCTGATAATGTCGTAGCAAAAGATATTAATGACATGCATCTTAAAGGTGTTAATGTTGAAAAGCTAATTGAAGACAATACACATAAAGGTTTACAGGCAGAATTAAAATTTCAGGCTTGGAGAAAAACATGATAAGAGCAATACTTGCTCACGACAAAGATTGGGGCATAGGTAAAGATGGCGACTTACCTTGGGAAAAGAACCCCGAAGATTTAAAGTGGTTTAAAGAATGTACACTAAACTCTGCAGTAATTATGGGACGCAAGACTTGGGAAAGTCTACCATTCAAATTGCCGAAAAGATCAAACATTGTCATAACAAGCAACTATGATTATGAATGGCCAAAAGTACCTGATAATGTTTTTACTGCACAAATCAAACAACAGATTGTAAATTTAAATTATGAGTTACCAGTATGGATTATTGGTGGCGCACAGCTTGTACACTCTTGTTTAGATATTATAGATGAGTTATGGCTGAACGAAGTAGAAGGCAGTTATGATTGTGATACGTTCTTAGATAAAGAATTAATTACAGAAAAATATTCTGCTGAATCTATTGATGAAAGAGATTTTGGAACAATTACTAAATGGACTTTGAATGAAAAATTATCATAAATTACTAGAGGACATCCTAGAGTTTGGTGAAGATGTAAATGATCGGACAGGAACGGGTACTCGTTCTATATTTGGTTATCAAATGAGATTTAATTTACAAGATGGCTTTCCTGCCGTTACTACCAAACGTCTTGCATGGAAATCAGTTGTTGCAGAATTGCTATGGTTTCTTGAAGGAAGCACAGACGAAAGACGTCTCGCTGAATTAACTTTTAAAGAAAACCGTTTAAGCCTTTCAAAGAAACAAACTATTTGGACAGCCAATGCAGATAAACAAGGCAAAGATCTTGGTTATCACAATGGCTCAATGCGTAAAGAGCTTGGACCTGTTTATGGTTCACAATGGCGCAACTTTAATGGTGATGATCAAATCAAAACAATCATCGGACAAATAAAAAATAATCCAGATAGTAGACGTATTATTTTAAGTGCTTGGAATCCACCAGAAATTGATAAGATGGCACTACCGCCTTGTCATACCTTTGCTCAGTTTAGAGTATATAATGGTAGGCTAAGTTGTCAAATGTATCAGAGAAGTGCCGATGCCTTTCTAGGTGTGCCGTTTAATATTGCATCATATGCTTTATTAACACATATTATAGCTCGTCACTGTGGATTAGAGGTTGGAGAGTTTGTTCATACCATTGGAGATGCTCATATTTACAATGACCACTTTGATCAAGTAAAGGAACAATTGTCTCGAGATCATTACCCATTGCCAGAGCTAGAAATTAATCCAACATTTAAATTAGATTTAAACGACACTTATTTTAGAATTGACGAAATCAAATCTTTTAAGTTGACAAATTATTTGCACCATGATACAATAAAAGCAAATATGGCAGTATAAATAAAGAACCAGATAAAGTATATTATAAGCTAAAGGATGAAAGAAAGTATGATACAAATTATACAAGTTACGAAGCGTGATGGTAGTCAAGAACCGATGGATGTAGATAAGTTACACAAAGTAGTTTTTCACGCTTGTAATGATATAACCGGTGTTTCACCATCAGAAGTAGAAATCAAAAGTCAGATTCAGTTTTTCTCTGGTATTACTTCAAAAGAAATTCAAGAAACTCTTATTAAGGCGGCGGCTGATCTTATCAGTGAAGAGACTCCTAACTACCAATTCGTAGGTGGGAGATTAATTAACTATGGTCTTCGTAAAGAAGTGTATGGTGGTTATACTCCATGTACAGTTAAAGAGTTAGTTGAAAAGAATATTGACCGTGGTTTCTATGATCCAGAATTAATATCATACTATAATGACGAAGAGTGGAGTAAGATCGATGGTTTTATTAAACATGCTCGTGATGAAGATTTAACGTATGTTGCTATGGAGCAATTGCGTGGTAAATATCTATGTCAAAACAGAGTTACCGGTGAAATCTTTGAAACGCCACAAATGTGTTACATTCTTATTGCTGCTACTTTGTTTCATGATTATCCCGAGGAAACACGACTACAATACGTAAAGGATTACTATGATGCTATTAGTCTACATGATATTAGTCTCCCTACTCCTGTTATGGCTGGTGTACGCACACCTCAGCGACAATTCAGTAGTTGCGTCCTTATTGAGACTGACGACAGCCTTGATAGTATCAATGCTACTAGCTCAAGTATTGTTAAGTACGTTTCACAAAAAGCAGGAATTGGAATCGGGGGTGGATCGATCAGAGCTATTGGAACCCCTATTCGTAAAGGTGATGCATACCACACAGGTATAATTCCTTTTTATAAAATGTTCCAAGCTGCTACTAAGTCTTGTTCTCAAGGTGGAGTACGCGGTGGAGCTGCTACAATCTATTATCCTATTTGGCATTATGAAGCAGAAGATTTATTAGTACTTAAAAATAATAAGGGTACTGAAGATAATCGTGTTAGGCATATGGATTACGGTGTACAATTTAATAAGGTAATGTATGAGCGCTTGATTACTGGTGGAGATATTACTTTGTTCTCACCAAGCGACGTTCCTGGTTTGTACGAAGCTTTCTATGCCGACCAAGATGAATTTAGACGTTTATATGAAACTGCTGAGCGCAATACAAGATTACGTAAAAAGAAAATCCCAGCAGCTGAATTGTTTAGTTCCTTTATGGAAGAACGTAAAAACACAGGTCGTATCTATTTGCAAAATGTTGATAACGCAAATGAGCATGGTTCGTTTGATCCAAAACTTGCTCCTATTCGTCAGTCAAACTTATGTGCAGAAATTGATCTACCAACTAAACCACTTACTGATGTTAATGACCCAGAAGGTGAGATTAGTCTTTGTACTTTAAGCGCAATCAATTGGGGTAACGTACGTTGTGTAGAAGATTTTGAGAAGGCTTGTGATCTTGCAGTTCGTGGATTAGATGCTTTATTAGATTATCAAAACTATCCTATTTTAGCAGCGCAATTAAGTACTGAAAAGCGTAGACCAATTGGTGTTGGTATTATTAACTTTGCATATTGGATGGCTAAGCATGATTTATCATATCAAGATATTACCACCGAAGGATTAGAGCTTGTTGATGAATATGCTGAAGCATGGTCTTATTATCTTATTAAAGCTTCGGCCAATCTTGCAGTTGAAAAAGGTAACATCCCAGGTATTTGTGAAACAAAATATGGTTCAGGTATTACACCTAACCAAACTTACAAGAAAGATCTTGATGAATTGGTTCCACACAAGGAACGTCAAGATTGGAAAGGATTGCGCGAGCAATTAAAAGAAACAGGTATTCGTAATTCTACACTAATGGCTCTTATGCCAAGTGAAACATCAGCTCAAATTGCAAATGCTACTAACGGTATTGAACCACCTCGTTCATTGATTTCCGTTAAGCAATCTAAGCATGGTGTTCTTAAGCAAGTAGTTCCAGAGTATAGACGCTTAAAGAATAAATACGATTTACTATGGGATCAAAAGTCTCCCGAAGGCTATTTGAAAATTATGGCAGTATTGCAAAAGTATATCGACCAAGGTATATCTGTTAATACAAGTTATAATCCAGTATTTTTTGAAGATGAAAAGATTCCAATGAGTGTACTATTGCAACACCTACTAATGTTCTATAAGTACGGCGGCAAGCAATTGTATTACTTCAATACATATGATGGTCAAGGTGAAATTGATGTTGATAAGATGTCTGAAGAACCTTTAGCACAAGGCGAAGAAGACGACGGTGAATGTGAGTCCTGCACCATATAACTGTTGACATCCGCAAAAAACATGTTAGTATAATAATAAGAAATCTCATATAAAGGAAATTAGCAAATGAGCGTTTTTGACGTAAACAACCGTGTTGACCACACATCCGTTGCATCTTTTTTGGATCCAACAGGAGGTCCGACAATTCAAAGATATGATACATTAAAGTATAAACAATTTGATCAATTAACCGACAAGCAGCTTGGCTTCTTTTGGCGCCCTGAAGAAGTAGACATCTACCAAGATGCTAAAGACTTTAAAGGTCTTACTGAACACGAGCAACACATTTTTACAAGTAACCTTAAGCGGCAAATTCTATTAGATAGTGTACAAGGTCGTGCACCAGCTGAAAGCTTTGGTTCTATTGTTTCTTTACCAGAACTAGAGAATTGGATTATTACTTGGACTTTTTCAGAAACAATCCATAGTCGTTCATATACACATATTATTCGTAACATTTATTCTAATCCATCTAAGATTTTTGATGAGATGTTGAATGTAAAAGAAATCGTCGATTGTGCAGATTCTATCTCAGGCTATTACGATCGTCTAATTGAAATGACTGGTTACTATAATCTTCTTGGTGAAGGTACACATACTGTTAATGGTAAGAAAGTAAAAGTTGACATGTATGAACTTAAGAAATTGTTATATCTCACATTGATGAGTGTTAATATTCTTGAGGGTGTACGTTTCTATGTTTCATTCGCATGTTCTTGGGCATTCGCCGAATTAAAGAAAATGGAAGGTAACGCTAAGATTATTAAGTTAATTGCTCGTGACGAAAACATTCACCTTGCTTCTACTCAATTGATGCTTAAGCTTATTAGAAAAGAAGACAAAGACTTTGAAAAGATTGCAAAGGAAACAGAAGCAGAATGTGTACAAATGTTTGTTGACGCAGTAAACCAAGAAAAAGCTTGGGCAGAATATCTGTTTAAAGATGGTTCTATGATTGGTTTGAATGCAGAGTTACTACAGCAATATATTGAGTTTATTGCTACTCGTCGTATGACAAATGTTAAACTACAATCACCATATAGCATTAAAAATAATCCATTGCCTTGGACTCAAAAATGGATATCAGGAGCAGAGGTGCAGGTTGCGCCTCAGGAAACAGAAATTACATCTTATGTACAAGGTGGTACTAAACAAGATGTTGCCGCCGATACGTTTAAGGGGTTTAGTCTATAATGTACAATGAGTACTTTGATCGTAAAATTGATGAATATAAAAATGATGGTCGATACAGAGTATTCAACGATATACTAAGAGAGCGTGGAGATTTTCCTCGCTCAATTTGGTACGGCAAATATGCACCAAAGAATATTATTAACTGGTGTTCAAATGATTATCTTGGCCAAGGTCAAAATGAATATGTCGTAAGTGCAATGCACAGCGCATTAGATCAAACAGGATCTGGTTCAGGTGGTACTCGCAATATTGGTGGTAATACACATTATCACGTTACATTAGAAAAAGAACTTGCTTCTTTACACCAAACAGAAGGTGCTTTATTATTCACAAGCGCTTATGTTGCAAATGAATGGTCGCTTATTGCTTTAAGTAGAATCATTCCTAATATTTGTTTTATATCAGATTCTAAAAATCATGCTTCATTAATTGTTGGAATCAATCACAGTAAAGCACCTAAAATGATTTTCGAACATAATAATATGGACGAACTTGAACTGGCGTTACAGACATGCCAGATGAATGATCAAATTCCTGTTATTGTTTTTGAAAGCGTATATTCAATGGACGGAGATATTAGTCCAATTCAAGCCATCTGTGATTTAGCAGATAAATATAAGGCAATGACCTATATTGATGAAGTACATGCCGTTGGCCTCTATGGAGATACTGGCGGTGGTTATTGTCAAATGTTAGGATTGTCTCATAGGATTGATATTCTTAATGGAACGTTAGGAAAGGCGTTTGGTGTTCAAGGTGGATACATCGCAGGTAACAGTAATATTATTGATGCCATTAGATGTGTTGCTTCTGGATTTATTTTTACAACGTCAACCAGTCCAATAATCTGTGCAGGAGCTTTGGCTTCAATCAGGTACTTACGTGATAATCCACATTTGAGAGACAAACAGCAAGAAAGAGCAATAAAGTTAAAGCATATGCTGGCCGAAGCAAATATACCAGTACACAAAAATGCGTGTACTCATATCGTACCAGTAATGATTAACGATGCTTTTAAATGTAAAGAAGCAAGTGATCGTTTATTAAACGAGTTTGGAATTTACATTCAACCTATTAACAGTCCAACCGTTCAGGCTGGTACTGAAAGATTAAGAATTGCACCTACTCCTTATCACGACGATGTGATGATGATCCAGTTAGTGCAAGCATTAAAAGAGGTATTAGAATGATTACTGTTACAGGAAACGCTAACCTTAAAGTAAGCGAACTCTGCCAAGAACATGATTGCTACGCCGTTACTTTAGATATTAAAGGTGGAGGTTGTGGCGGATTCGAATACGATTGGAAGGTTGCACAAAAAGAAGAAGTCAAAGATACAGATTACTTTTTAATTCAATGTGATACTGGTATATTGGCCGTACATAAAGATGCGCAAGCATATTTGGCTGGAACTGAAATTGACTATATAAGAAATGTTTTTAATCAACATTTTGAATTGAGAAATCCTAACGTCGCGTCAGAATGTGGATGCGGAATTAGTATTAATTTTGACATGGATAAAGTTACAGCACTATAATAATAAAGGAAAAACAATGAATAAAATTAAAAAAGCATTTTGGTTTTGCTTAGGGATTATCTTATTAGGAGTCGCTTATCTAGGCGTACTTCTTCCAGGTCTTCCTTGGAGTACACCAATCTTAGGAGCTACTTTCTGCTTCGCAAAATCAAATGAAAGATTTCATGCTTGGATTTTAAACCACCCACGGTTTGGTCCTTTCATTAAAGAATGGGGGACATATCGTGTATATCCCACTAAAGCAAAATACCTAATGGTTGCAGTTATGTCAACTTCATTAGTAGTATTTTTCTTTACCCTTGCAAACGTTAAAGCTACTATTTACATGGCGATTACGTTTGGATTGATTATACTTTGGGCGACACGTTATCCTGGCTCAAAAAAGGAAGCTGAAAGACGAATTGCAGCTGGCGAAAAGATTGGCTGGTTGAAGTAACAATTCTCTAAGATTTTAACAGAAGTCTCTGGGAAGAGACGCATTACAGGTTATAAGGAAATGAAATTTTTAAATAGCGCACTATTGTGCATGACGCTTATGGCGACAACAGCTTTTGCTGAAGAAGTAAAAGAAGAAGAAACTGGTTTTTATATTAATGGTGAATTAGAAGTATATATTGATGACGAATGGCCAGAAGGCGATATTGATACACGTGGTGAAGTATTCGCGGGCTTTCAAAAGAAACTAAATGATCACGGCCCTATTGATTGGGTTGGAGCAGGAGCAAGATACGATACTACCTATATGTTAGATCGTACAAAAGATAACTCAGTCCTAGAGAAACAAATGGGCTTTGGTATTAAAGGAACAAACACAAGAGTTTATATTGGTGAAACAGATGCTCAACGTTTAGGTTTTGCAAAAACATCTAAAATTGGAGCACCAGTAATTGTTATCGAACCAAACTCTCGTATTGACCATAAAGAAAAAGTTGTCGTTACGTTTGGTAATTGGCAAAATAATAATGAGTTTAAATTTAATGAATATCGCATGAAACGTGGTGGCCTACCATTTGGTGGTGTTGTTGGTTATGAACCAGAGACAGAAACTACTTATGCTGGTGCTACAGTTCGTGCATTTATTTTAGATCTATCTTACATGCAGATTGATACTAATGGTAAAGACAAACAGGTTGGTTATTCAGCTGGTTTATCTCTTTTCCCATTCAGGATTCCTGTATCGATTGGATATGAACAATTTGATGATGGTGGAAACATTCGTAAAGATTATGGTATAATGTATATTCATAGTAAAGAAGTAATGCTTACAGCACACAGAGTTGAAGATGACGATGTTGGCTTGACGTTTAATTACTATGGTGCTTTATATACACCAGATCCAAAAGGACCAATGAGATATGGATTATACTACCATCAAAATAAAGCGATGGAAGGACCATACGGAAATAGAAAGTTTGATAACAGCTTTAAGGCTACAATCGAATACTTGTTTTAGATTATAAATAAACGTAACAACACTCAATAGCTCTTCGGGGCTATTGAGACTACTTTACAATGTTATTGATGACGGAGATATAATGGCTAAGAAAATACTTATCACTGGTGGCGGTGGCTTTATTGCCCATCACTTAATCAACCAGGTACTCAAAAGAACTGATTGGGATATCGTTACTGTAGATCGTTTAGATTATAGTGGTAACCTAAACAGATTACATGATCTTTTACAAGATCGCACCCCTGAAGAACGTTCACGTCTTCGTACAATCTTTCACGATTTAAAAGCAGAATTTAATCCAATGCTCTTAGCAGATATTGGTGACGTTGATATTGTTGCTCATTTGGCAGCAGGCTCTCACGTAGATCGTTCAATTGACCATCCAATGGAATTTGTAATGGATAACGTCGTTGGTACGTGTAATATTCTAGAACTTGCTCGTAAACAACCTAACTTGGAAAGGTTCCTATACTTCTCAACAGATGAAGTCTTTGGTCCTGCTCCTGATGATGTTAAGTACGACGAGTATGATCGTTATAATTCTACTAATCCATATTCTGCTTCAAAAGCAGGTGGTGAAGAACTTTGTGTAGCTTATCAAAACACATATGATATGCCAATTTATATTACGCATACTATGAACGTGTTTGGTGAACGTCAACATCCTGAAAAGTTTATTCCTATGACTATTCGTAATGTACGCGACGGTGGTACAGTAACGATTCATAGTGATGAAACAAAAACAATTCCAGGATCACGACATTATATTCATGCTGAAGATGTTGCGGATGCTACACTGTTCCTATTAGAACATACTGATACTCTTAACGTTGAAAATAATTCAGGCGTTAAATGTCCTAAGTTCAATATCTGCGGTGCGACTGAATTGAATAACTTACAACTCGCACAAATGATTGCCGACGCACAAGGCAAGGAGTTAAAATATGAATTCATGGATTTCCACAGCTCTCGCCCTGGTCATGACTTGCGCTATGCTCTCTCTGGTGACAGAATGGCACAGATGGGATGGACCCCGAAACCAGTTGATCAACGTATCGCTGAAGTTGTAACTTGGACATTAGAAAATACAAGGTGGCTTGACGTATGAATATGAGTGAATGGAATGAGCTGATAGAAAGGCATTATCAGCAAGAAAAGAATACTAAAACTGATATTGATGAACATTTGCATGATCTATTAACATTAGCCGAAGATTGTACACATGTCACTGAGTTTGGTAGTAGGTTTGGAGCAAGCACAAAAGCATTCTTAAAAGCTCAAGTAACTTTAAGAGCATATGATCTTGAAATTCATAATCCATTGAATGATCTATTTAAGATTGCTAAGAAGGTTGGTAAAGATGTAGAATATACAAAAGCAAACACGCTTAATATTCTTATTGAACCAACCGATCTAATCTTTATTGATACATGGCATAGCCAACAGCAATTAAGAGAAGAACTTAAGCTGCACGGTAATGCTGCTCGTAAATATCTTGCATTCCATGATACACATACATATGGCGTAAGAGATGAGCAAGTTGATTGGGCTGCAAATCCTGACCGCAAAGCAATCGCTGGTCAAGGTTTACTTCCAGCAGTAATTGACTTTGTAATTGCAAATCCTCACTGGCAGTTTAAGAAGCATAAGACTAATTGTAATGGTTTAACCATATTGGAAAGAAGGAAGTAGAATGAAAGTAGTAGATTGTTTTCCCTGGTTCGCTCCCTACGGAGAAGAGTTACTTTATTTACGTGTAAACCTATTAAAAGATCATGTAGATAAGTTTATTATTGTTGAGTCAAATAAGACTCATGCTGGTAAACCAGTAGAACGTAAGTTTCCTGAAGTTGCTCGTAAGCTTGGCCTTCCTATTGAAAAGATTATCTACATAGAACATGATATTCCAGAAACGGAAGATCTTGAAATACTTGATATTGATAGAAAGAATGCTGGTGTAAACGCTAATAATAGAGAATCATTATATGCACGAGTAAGAGAACGTCTACAAAAAGATGCTGTTATGATGGGTATGACTGAATTTGATCAGCGCGACGTATTCATTTATGGTGATGCTGACGAAGTCATTAATCCTAAACACATTCATTGGCTTGCAAAACAGACATACAATCACCCAAACTTAATTGTTAAAATTCCACTTGTATATTTACAAGGTCGAGCTGATCTACGTATCCATCATCGTAATGGTGAACCAGTTATATGGAAACGTGCTATGTTCTTTGCGACAAAAGAACAAGCTCAAACATTTAAGTTAAGTAATCTACGTTGTGGTAACATTTCTCTGCCGGTAAGATTTCCAACTCACGACGGAGTTATTCAAGAAGATATGGGTTGGCACTTTGCTTGGATGGGATCAACTCAACAACGTCAAACAAAAGCTGATTCGTTTGCTCACGCATTCGATAGCTTTAAATGGCATAGTGAAGGTGGATACGCAGATTATAAACAATTCGTAGATACTACCGAACCAGTTGAAGGTAATGTTGCACCTGATTCTAATACTGATCATATTCTTAAAAGGTATCCTCATTCTGAACTACCCGAACTGATTTTTGAAACGCCGTTTGTTAAAGACTTCTTATTGCCTGAAGTAGATATTAATTCAACGTACGCATTCAATGATTGCAATTGTTATTGGTGCCAAAAGTTAGATTGGCCATTGATGTATGATCTTGAAGATGATAATGAAAAGCTTTGGTTTGAAGTACCGCGGTCTTGTTCAGTAACAATTAAGGAAAGCTTTCCTGGTCGTAAGCAAGTAATGCGTGGAACTCGTTTGTATAAGCGGTTCATTGAAGAGAATAAAAAGCCTATCATGATCTTTACTGATCCAGTTGATAGGTTCATATCTTTGATTAATGTTTATATTACTAAAAAGCAAAGATATTACGATTACGGTAAAGACATTTTTAAAAGCTTTGATAAAGATTTAGATACACTCTCAAAAGAAGAAAAGATTGATTTATTCTTCCGTAATCTAAACAAGATTACTGGTGGACATCAAGTACATCATTTCCACCCCCAGTGTAGATTTGTCGATACTGAAAACTTTACAGACATTGAAGTAGTAAAACGTGAAGATGTTAATAAGTACTTTGATATTGGTGTAGCACATAACGTAACTAATAAAGAGATTACAGTAGATGATTTTACTGAGGAACAAATAGAATTTATTAAGCGCGCATATGTGAGTGATTACGCATTCTTTGAAAAATACGGAAAGAAAAATGCCAAAGCTAAAAATAAACGAAAGAACAGTACAAAATCTTAATCTAGAAATAGATGAGCATAAGAAGGCTAAACAGTCTGCTCTCAGAGATAATGACGCTCTGAGGCAGGAGAACACCATGCTTAAGGAGATTCTACATGATATTACATCACAAGAGGACTGCTGGACTGACACTGTAGAGACAAAAACCCTCCTCTGGCGCCTTAAAAACTTACTAAATAATATAAAATAACTGTTGACATTGGTATCTGGTTGGTTTATAATGACATATAAATTGATTGGAGTGTACTATGACTAAGAATCAAAAAATTATAAATTCAATAATCATGTTTGTTTTTATTATTGGTGGGATTATCTATCCAGTATATGCAAAGTCAATGGCAGATGAAGCAGCAGTCTTGCGACAAACTACCGAGCACCGAGCCGATGAATTACATTGCTTAGCTCAAAACATTTATTATGAAGCACGTGGAAGTAATCTAGCAGATAAAATATCTGTTACAGACGTAGTAATGAATCGAGTAATAGATCGAAGATATCCAGACACGATTTGTGGTGTTGTACAAGATGGCTATATAGCAGGAAGTAAAACATGTCAGTTCTCTTGGTATTGCGATGGTAAACCTGACGTTCCTTTAGATATGGATCGTTGGTATGAAGCACAATCAATTGCTTATTCAATGTTTGAGTATGGACAATACCGAGGAATTACTGAAGGTGCTACACATTATCACGCATCATACGTAGACCCATTCTGGGCAGACAGCCTTCAAATGGTTGGTCGTATTGGAGCACACATTTATTATCGCTGGGAAGAAAAATGAGCAAAACGTTTGTTATAAGTGATACTCACTTTAACCACGGAAACATATTAGAATTTAAAAACTATCTTGGCGAAGCTACACGCACCTTTGAATCTATTGATCAAATGAACGAAGCAATGATGGATAATTGGGTAAGCGTTGTTGGTCCTAATGATACTGTAATTCATTGTGGTGATGTTCTATTTGGCCACCATAAATCAGAATGGATGGAACACAACTTTGCTAAACTGCCAGGTAAGAAAAGACTTGTACTTGGTAATCATGACAATGTAAAACATATCGGACAATTCTTTAAAGACGTGCAACTATGGATCGATATTCCTGGATTCATTTTTACTCACACACCTTTGCATCCTTCGACGCTAGCTGAGAAGCACAGATTTAAAGAAGATAAAATAAATGTTCACGGTCACATACACAGAAATCCATCGCCTGATGGTCCATACTTTTGTGCTTGCGTTGAACAAATAAACTATACTCCGCTTAATATCGAGGAGATAACCATACATCAATGAGGATGCTAATCGCCAGGTTGATTTTGATCTTGTGGCTAGCATTCGCAGTTAAAAACGACGACGACTTATATGGAACGCTATCAAGCATGAGAAGAATGGCCGAATGTAGAAAAGTCGTACACACTTACTAAAAGGACTATAACTTTGAAAAAAGCTAATAAACAAATAGATTTAATGGATTTACTAAAGCCTCCAGTTGCTCAAGGCAATCGCATTATATCAAAACAATGTGTTAATATTCACGAGTTTTATTTAAGCGGAGACATTGAATCATCGGAAGATTATATCGATTGGTTTGATACCATTCGTTCTGCTGGTGAAAACGATGTTCTAAAGTTTTATATTAACTCTTCCGGCGGTGATCTGTTTACTGCTATACAATTTATGCGAGTGCTATCTGATACTGCTGCAAACATCGTTGTTTCTGTAGAAGGTGCTTGTATGAGTGCGGCGACTTTGATCTTCTTACACGGACACCAGTTTGAAGTATCACCACACTCTATGTTCATGTTCCACAACTATTCAAGTGGTGTAGTTGGTAAAGGTGGCGAGATGTATGATCGTCTATCTCACGAAAAAGATTGGTCTGAGAAGTTATTGCGTGAAGTTTATTCTGACTTCTTAACTGAAAAAGAAATTACTTCTATTCTTGATAACAAAGACATTTGGATGGATGGTGACGAATGCATCAAGCGTTTAAAGAAGAAAGTTAAGGTTCTTGAGCGTCAGATGAAAAAAGCTGAAAAAGCAGTTGACATTGACGAAGAAGTATAGTATAATTGTAACATCCGATAACAAAAGGTTAAACTATGAATATTAAGCATCCAAGCTTATTCAATACTGATAAGGTAGCTGAGTTATATAGTAAAAAAGATGGTGTACCTGTGTCTTATGTTTGCACGACTGATTTGCAAAATAGTGACCAACCATTAGACATTTTCTATAGAGAAACTCCTCACCCTGAGTTTGGCAATAAATACTTTGGTCTACGCAGTACTAGCGATGATCGTGTGCTTATTACTAATGCTGATATCGTAGAAGACTATGAGTTTGGTATGATTCAAAACAAAGATGGTGATTGGCATTATTCCTCTTGCCATCATGATTGTCTTTTTATAGATGGTAAAATGATCGATGGTGGTAGAGCTTATATCAGATCTACTGGACTTGATGGTATCTTTAAAGTTAAAAATGGAGAGTTTGTAAATGTCGAATCCTAAAGAACGTTACGTCGTAGTAACAACGGTATCTCAATTTAGACAGCGATATGCTGTTCCCGTATCTGAGCTTCAGGCTTTAAACCCAGATATAGATATTAGCGCTGACCCAGCCAAACAAATTGAATGGGCAAAAGATAATGTTACATGTGAAGATGTAAAAGAGTTCTCTCAAAAGTGGATTGGCGAACAAATCATCGATGGTATGATTTTAGATGAAGAGCGTATCGTGAATCTATTTGATCGTGACAATGATTATCTTAAAGAATGGACTCGCAATCAAAAGCTCGACTTCATCGCAGATTGGAAAGATACCAGTGAGTAATTACAGACCAGATAAATGGATGCTAGTTGAAATTACTGGCACTGATCCTCATTATAGAATCTTTGGTACTTGGTATGAAGGAAATCCTTATAATCCAGATGCTTGGCGTTTAAATAGCGGCATCACGGGTGTTGAAGAAACAGAGAATAAGTTTATTTTTAAAGGTTATTCTGGCTCAACTTATGAATGCGATAAAGATTCATATGGAGTAACTACCTATGGCCAAGGAATGCTAAAAAGCTGGTCTCGCCAAACCGAGCATTTTAATCCGCTTGAAATGCCAGATAATATTACGGAGATCAATTGGCGAATATGATTGTAGGTATAACCTTTAGTACATTTGATCTGTTACATGCAGGCCACGTGTCAATGTTAAGAGAAGCAAAAGCTCAATGCGATTATCTTATTTGTGGATTACAAATGGATCCATCTCAAGATCGCAAAGAAAAGAATGCTCCTGTTCAAACTATAGTTGAACGCTATACTCAACTGAATGGTATCAGTTATGTCGATGAGATTATCCCATATAATTCTGAAAAAGATGTTGAAGATATATTGACAATGCTTGATCTCGATGTTAGAATATTAGGAGAAGAGTACAGGGATAAGGATTTTACTGGCAGAGATATATGTCGCAAACGTGATATTGATCTTTACTTCAACAAAAGAGACCATCGCTTTAGTTCAAGCGATTTAAAAAAGAGGGTATGCGAACATGTCAATTAAAGAAGAACAATTAGAATTTAAGTTTTACGATATCTACCCAGAACAAATTGAGTTACCTTTGGATTATCCTCAACTGAATTGGTCAGTAGTAAATGATAATGGTTTTGGTAACTTTACAATTAAATATGAACAACCAACAGTGACTTTTAGTCTAGGATATGATTATGCCCCAGATAAGTAGAGAAGAGTTAACACAAATCCGCAAAGATGATCAAGACATGGAAAGCTTTTTGCACGACATGGCTAACAAATCAGACGACGAGTTTGTTATGAGATTAGCTGAAAGGTTTTCTAAGCTTACAAGAAAAGCCCATGATCGATTACATTGGACTGGAGCTGAATAGATGGTTTGTTATATTATTTACGAAGATTTTTTAGGTATCCCGATAGGATATAGAGTAAATGGTAAAGCACATTACTTCCAGCACAGGCTGGGTCTTGAACAACCTGAAGATGAATGGAGTAACTACTAATGTTTTGGGGATTATTTCTTATAACAACAATACAAGCAAACTATATGGTAGCACCTGATACTATCGTGTACCATCCTCTTCATATGTATGAAGATAGGTTAGCTTGTGAAACAGCTAGAATTATATTTGAGGAAAGATACAAGCTTCCACTCGAATCTGAGTTGCAGTGTATTAGAACGGACGAGACATGAGCACAAAATATGTATTTGATGTAGATGGTACTTTAACGCCAAGTAGAGGTATTATTGATTTAGACTTTAAAGCTTGGTTTAATACTTTCTGTTTAGTAAATGATGTTTACCTCGTAACTGGTTCAGATCGAGATAAAACAATTGAACAAATTAGTGAACCAACTTATAATCTTTGTAAGAAAGTTTACAACTGCTCTGGTAGTGACGTATATTCCGGATCAGAAAAAGTACGATCTTCTGCTTGGAAAGTTCCTCCTTCTATGCATCGTATTCTTGATGGTTGGCTTCAAGCCAGTAGATTTCCTGTAAGAACAGGTAACCATAAAGAAGAACGGCCTGGAATGATGAACTTTTCTGTTGTTGGGCGTAACGCAACAAAAGAACAACGTGCAGAGTACGTAGAATATGATACGTTAAATAAAGAGCGTGAAACTATTGCTCACATAATCAATTCTTACTATAAGGATATTACCGCAACTGTTGGTGGTGAAACTGGTATTGATATTCACCCCACTGGTTCAGATAAAAGCCAGATACTTGAAGACTTTCAAAACTATCGAGAAAAGATTCATTTCTTTGGTGATTCAATATTTCCTTCAGGTAATGATTGGTCAATAGCAAAAGCAATAGAAGAACGCACAAATGGAAAATCGCACCAAGTAAAAGATTGGCGTGATACGTGGAAACAACTTGAGGAGTTAACAACATGATTAAAGATATGATCCCGCAAATTACATTTATGGCCAGAACCGGAGATGTAGAACCTGAAGATGGTGGATGCCCTATTGGTGGTAGTTGGTTGCCTATGGACTCAATTGAAATGTTTGGTGGTAAACGTACAATTGTATTTTCTTTACCAGGCGCGTTTACACCGACGTGTTCATCTCAACAACTTCCTGGCTTTGAAGAAAACTACGAAGCTATTAAAGAGATGGGTATTGATGAAATCTATGTTTCTTCTGTAAACGATGGATTTGTAATGAACGCTTGGGCTGAAAAGCTCGGTGTTGAGAAAGTTAAAGTTATCCCAGATGGTAATGGGTATTTTGCCGAAGCGCTAGGACAGCTCGGTGATTTTAGTGTTATTGGCTTTGGTTCAAGATCTAAAAGATTTGCCGTAGTAATTAACGATAACGAAGTAGAAAAAATGTTTGTGGAGCCAGCGGCCACTAAGGAAAATGAAGATCCATATGGTGAGTCTTCTCCAGAAACAGTAATGGCTTATTTAGCCGGGCAGTAATATGAAAATAAAAATTGGAAAATATCCTTATAGGCTAACTTGTAATATGTATCAGCGCCATATGAATAATAAATATGGCATGTTTGAGTGGCCTGATAAAGGTGATTTCGAAGATTATTACTATGAAGCAGTTGACAAATTCTGGCAAGATGTATATAATATAGTTAATAGATTGTGGTTTGATCGACGTGAACAGAAGCAATTTATTCGTATAGACAGTCACGATACTTGGAGCATGGATAATACTCTTGCTCCAATTATCCTTCCAATGTTAAAGCAGTTAAAAGAAACTAAACATGGTTCTCCGTTTGTAGACAATGCAGATGTACCAAAGGAACTTCGTCTTACTAAAAAGCAAGAAAAGCGTTATTTAGAAGAAGCTGAAACTGATGTTAAATGGCATGATCGTTGGGATTATGTAATAGGCGAAATGATCTGGGCGTTTGAACAAAAGTGCAAAGACCATTGGGAAGAAGAATACTACGGTGACTATATAGAAGGAAAAGATGGACCATTAAGTGGTGCATTTGAATGGACGGATGATGAAGGGCGACACGCACATCAAGAACGCATGACTAACGGGTTCAAATTGTTCGGGAAATATTATGAGTCTCTATGGGATTAGAAAAAAATTAAATAAATGGTGGCGTATCTGGGCTCAAAGCTTGGGTGAAAAGGTTGGTGAGTCAGATAGACAAGCCGATTTTGTAGCCATGATAAGAACTTTTTGGTGGACTGTACATATCGTAACTTGCTTTTTTATTATAGCAGGTAATAGTAAAATGTTAGGATTATGGTGAGTTAATTTGTTTACAATTGAAATGGACTGGGACGAAACTTCGATCACTATACTAGACCCAGGCGGTGAATACGAAGATGTGCAAATCATAATGCACGAAGAAGTTGTTTATATAAGACAATTCGATTTTGACTCAGAACATTACGATTATTGCATTATCTCGCCAAAACAAATGTTAGCGCTGATGAAAGCTTTTAAGTTACCAGCAGGCGCATATCAATTAGAAGAGGAAAGAGAAGAATGATTACAATTTATGGAAAAGCAAATTGTGGTTTTTGTACAAAAGCAAAGACCTTTGCAGAGAACCGAAGCCTTAAGTATGAATATAAGGATGTAGGCAGAGCACAAAACCTTTTAGCTGAATTAATGGATAGAGCTCCAGTAGCGGTTAAAAGTGTACCACAGATTTTTATCGATCAACAATACATTGGTGGATATAAAGAGCTTCTACAATATGTAGAAGATACAGGATATACCGGAACTGGTCATAGTTTGTAAAAATAAGGGTTGACATTACGTCAGCCCTTTGTTATAATGGTAGTTATATAATGATGATAGTGAGGTGCTCATATGACAATGCATATGATTCAAGGCGTGCAAGTACACGGCAATTCAAAAAAGAAAAGACGTAAGTTAACTCAAAAGAAACTTGCTGAAATGGAAGTAAGCTGGCGACAGCATAATAAAGCTATGCGTAGGTCTAACTGCCATAACTTACAATACAAAACATTTGAAGAGTATCAAGCATACGTCTTCGGCGAAACTAAACCCAAAAAGAAAAAGGAATTTAAGCCCTATGTCCCAGAGGAATCGTACCAACGCAAATCGCCGAATTATCCAAGCGCGCCAATCAGCAAGGCGGCGGGTTCAATTCCAGACTCAGGACGAAAGCGAGAGCCGCAACAATATACCGGAGATCTCATTGTCGGGATCGGACAAATGCACAAATCAAACGCAGTTCCAGTCATGCGAGGAACAGAACAAGCTAAAGACATAGCTAGGATGAGAAGATAATGAATAATATTATTGCAGGTACAGCTCCACTATATAAACGAGACTCTAAAGGTCAAGTTAGAATGTGGCGTGGTGAAGTAAGTGAAGAGAATGGTAGTTATTATTGGCGTACAGTTTCTGGTTTAGAGGAAGGCAAACAAGTCGAGTCTGGTTGGAAAATCGTAGAACAAAAGAATGTTGGTAAAGCTAACGAGACATCTTTGCAAGGTCAGGCAGAACAAGAAATGCTCGCTGATTTTAAAAAGAGACTTGAACGTGGTTACTTTAGATTAAAGCAAGACATTGATTCTTTTGATAAGATTAAACCAATGTTAGCAGCAAAATATGAAGACGCTAAGTTTGATTGGGATAACAATGAATACTTTTCTCAACCTAAACTAGATGGCATTCGTTGTATTGCTCGTGCTAATGGATTGTGGTCTCGTGCAGGTAAAGAAATAATTGGTGTACCACATATTTTTGAAAGCTTAAAGCCATACTTTGAAGAAAATCCAGATGCTATTCTCGATGGTGAGTTATATAATCATGATCTTAAAGATAATTTTAATAAGATTACTTCTTTAGTTCGTAAAACTAAACCAACACCCGAAGATATTGCTGAAGCTGCAGGTTTAGTAGAGTATCACGTGTATGATTTGATTACTCCAACGGCATCATTTAAAAAGCGTATTACTGTTTTAAGTAAACTATCTGAATACGAATCAATTAAAACTGTATCTACTCGTTCTATTTCTAATCAAGAAGATATGGATCAGTTATATGGTGAATATACTGAAGATGGCTATGAAGGTCAAATGATTCGTACAAATGATCCATACCAACAAAATAAAAGATCAAAATCGTTATTAAAACGAAAAGAATTTATTACTGAAGAATTTAACGTTCTTAGAGTAGAAGAAGGAAAAGGCAATTGGGCAGGTCACGTCAAACGATTTGTATTACAAATCAATGGCCAAGAGTTCGGAGCTGGTGTAAGAGGCAATCAAACAGTATTGGCTGCATTATTCGAATCTGGAGTATCGCCTGATTGGGCTACACTGAGATACTTCCAACTAACGCCTGATGGCATACCAAGGTTCCCAGTTGTTATCGATTGGGGTATAGGACAACGAGAGGATTAATAAAAAAATGGACCAAAGAATTAGAGACATTCTCAACGCTGAAGAAAAAAGGCAAGAAGAAACAGTAGAACTGATTGCAAGTGAAAACTATGCAAGTGATGCAGTAATGGAGTTATCAGGTAGTATATTTACTAACAAGTATGCTGAAGGTTATCCAGCAAAAAGATATTATAATGGATGTGATAACTGTGATGATGTAGAACAACTTGCAATTGATACCGTTACAAAGTTGTTTGGTGCTAAGTTTGCAAATGTACAGCCACACTCAGGAGCTAACGCTAACCTTGCTGTATTTAAAGCTTTTCTAAAACCAGGTGATACCGTTCTAGGTATGGATCTTGCGAGTGGCGGTCACTTATCGCATGGAGCTAAAGTCAACGTATCGGGATCTTGGTTTAGTTCACATACTTACGGTGTTAACGAAGAGGGTTTATTAGATTACAAAGCTATTCGTGAACAAGCACTTGAATTGGAACCACAGATGATTGTTGCTGGTGCAAGCGCATATCCTCGTCAAATTGATTGGAAAATGTTTAGGGAAATAGCTGATGAAGTAGGAGCATTGTTACTTGTAGATATGGCTCACTACTCTGGTCTAGTTGCAGGCTTAAGTTACTATAATCCAGTACCTTTTGCTGATGTAGTAACATCTACCACTCATAAAACACTTCGTGGTCCTCGTGGTGGAATTATCTTATGGAATAACCCAGACTATACACGAAAGATTAATAGTGCTATATTCCCAGGAACGCAAGGTGGTCCATTGATGCATATCATTGCAGCAAAAGCTCAGTGTTTTATTGAAGCATCTACTAATGAATTTGCTCAATACGCCGATCAAGTTATCGCAAATGCTAAAGCAATGTGTGAAGTATTTGAAGAAAAAGGTTTCCCAGTACAAACAGGTGGAACTGATTCTCATATTATTCTAATGGATTTAAGTGAAAGCAAATATTCTGGTAGAGAAGCTGCTGATAGACTTGAACATGCTGGAATTACTGTTAACAAAAATGGTATTCCAAATGATCCTCGTCCATTCATGGAAACAAGTGGTATTCGTATTGGTACGGCTGCTGAAACAACGCGTGGCTTTGATGAAAAGCGATTTAGAGAAATTGCTCAAGTAATTGTAGACGTATTGTCGTAGGAGAACCATGCCAACATATTCATATGAATGTAAAAAATGCGGACATGAATTTGATATCGTTCAAAGGATAGTTGATGATGCACTTACTGACTGTCCTGAATGTAAAGCAAAAGATGAATTGAAAAAAGTAATTAAAGCTGGCGATGGAGGCTTTGCACTTAAAGGAAAAGGGTGGTTCAAGACCGGTGGCTATTGACTATAAATAACTCTATATGAATTAACTATGGAGTTATTATGTGGCTGTATAAGGGTGAAGAGTTCACCTCTGAAATGATTGAAGAATGGGTAGGCTTTGTGTACTTGATTACCGACAAATCAAACGGTATGAAATACGTTGGTAAAAAGTTACTTACTTCAAAGCGAAAGCTTCCACCTCTCAAAGGCAAGAAAAGACGAAGAACTGTAGTAAAAGAAACCGATTGGCAAAAGTACTACGGTTCTTCTGAAGAAGTTAAATTGATGGTAGAAGAAAAAGGTGCAGATAACTTTCATAGAGAGATCTTAACCTTATGTAAAAGTAAAGGTGAACTTGGTTATCTAGAAGCCAAGTACCAATTTGAACATGATGTACTATTAAGAGATGATTTTTATAACGGAATTATCCAATGTAAGATACATAGGAATCATGTAAAAAGCTTAAAAAACAGTTGACATTTGTTTAAAGCTGTGTTATATTAGATAATATACCAATTATCTTTCAATGGAGAATATTATGGATGTGACTCGAAAAAGCGTTCTTACCGGCAAAACCCGCACAAGAACGATCACTGTAAAACCCCGCGATCTAGCTTTGTATGAAACTGGTGCAGTTTCTATTACTGATGCTATGCCCTATTTAAATTCTCAAGATCGTGATTTCATCATGGTTGGTATTACTGATAAAGAATTAAAAGATGCGTTCTCGTCTGAACTACAAGCAATTGTTAATGATAAGTTTGGAGGATAGACTTGATAATACTTTTTAATGGCCCTCCAGCATGTGGTAAAGACCACGCAGCAGATTTCTTTAAAGCTAAAGGATATAAACACCTTTCTTTTAAGTATCGTCTATACGAAGAAACCATCAAATACTTTAATGTAGATAAAGAATGGTTTATGGATCGTTACGAAAATCGTGATTTAAAAGAAGTACGCTGTCAAGACTTAGGGCATATGTCATGCCGTGAAGCAATGATATATGTATCAGAAAAAGTAATTAAACCTCGTATGGGTTTAGACTATTTTGGTAAACTCGTTGCTGATGAGATCGATCTTACAAAAGATTATGCTATCTCTGATGGCGGCTTTATCGATGAGTTGTTGCCAGTAGTTGAAAAGGTTGGTAAAGAAAATTTCCGCTTAGTTCAACTTACTCGTGAAGGACATGATTTCTCATCAGACTCACGTAGATATTTCGATGGAAATATTACAAAGGAATACGTACTTAATCATGCAACAAGTATTGAAAAAAAGTATGTACTTCCGCACAAGTTTGATGTACAATCATATAGAATCCACAACAATTCTACTGTAGAGGACTTCAATGGAGCTCTCAAAGAAATTTTTGAAAATGAAATAAATATCAATGTGATAAGGAGCAATAATATGCAATTAAAGAAAGAAGAAATTCAAAGCGCACTACACGCAGGTGTATGTTCAGTTACGTTTACAAAAGTAAATGGTGATGAACGTGTAATGGCGGCCACTCTCAAGGCTGAACTATTACCCGCTGTAGTAGAAAAAGTACTTGCCGAAGGTGAAACACCACCGGCACCTAAGAAACCTAATCCAAATGTTTTGGCGGTTTATGATGTTGATAACGCTGGTTGGCGATCATTCCGTTGGGACTCTATCAAAGCTTTTCAAGCGGGGTAAGCAATGAGTATGATTTACAAAGGTGAGGTTGTAGAAACCGAGCTGTCTAAAAATTCAAAAGGTGGTACCGAGATGATGCGCAAGCGTCTTCTCGATACTGTTCAACCTGAATTATTACAAGGTTATGCAATCCACTTTTCACGTCCTAGGGATATTCCTGAAGATGTGAAAAACATTTTGTACTGTCACGACCTAGCCGAAGATCCTGAAAACAAAATCTTAGTTGATAATGGTTGGACTAAGTTCGATCACTTTGTTTTTGTGACCTCATGGCAGCGTGATCAATACATTGCTTATTTTGGCATTCCGTATTCAAAGTGTTCAGTTATTCCTAATGCTATTGAAAAACGGTATGAAGCAGAAGAAAAGAATACACAAACAATTCGATTCGTTTATCATACTACTCCACACCGTGGTTTAGAGCTATTGATACCAGCATTTGATGCTTTATCAAAAGAATATGATAACATTCATCTTGATGTTTATTCTTCTTTCGGCATTTATGGTTGGCCTCAAAGAGATGAACCATATGCTAAGATCTTTAAACAAATCGAAGATCATCCAAAAATGACAAATCATGGTAATGTTTCTAATAAAGAAGTACTCGAAGCATTAGATAGATCACACATTTTCTTATATCCCAATGTTTGGAAAGAAACGTCGTGTATTGCTCTTATTGAAGCAATTCGATCTGGATTGATTTGTATTCATCCAAACTATGGTGCTTTGGCCGAAACAGCGGCAAGTGCTACAGTTATGTATGACTATACCGAAGATCCAACTAAACACGCATCGATTGCATATGCAGTTACTAAGAGTGTGTTGGAAGCTCAAAAGAACGATCCTCAATTCTTTAACCGGTTTACAAGATCAGATAAATTTGGACTTGTAGCCAATGACATTGACAGCTTTTCTAATCTATGGACTAAAATCCTTAGAGAAAAAGCTGCCACCAAATAAAAGGTTGACAATTGGATCTACATAGGTTATTATGATCTATGAAGATTAAATGAAACGGAAAATATTATGGCTATATTAGTAGACTACAATCAGGTTATCCTTGCGTCTTTATTTGCAAGTATTGGTAACCACACGGATGTGGCAGCAGATGAATCAATCATTCGCCACATGTTTTTAAACTCAATACGATCAAACCGCAAAAAATTCTCAGAAGAGTATGGTGAAATCGTAGTTTGTTGCGACGGTAAAAATACGTGGCGCAAAGAGGCATATCCTTACTACAAGGCAAATCGTAAAGCTGGTAGGGATAAATCAGGCATGGATTGGAATGCACTATTTCAAATTATGAATAACGTGCGTTCTGAAATGGATGAGTACTTTCCTTATAAAGTAATCCATATTGAACATTGTGAAGCTGACGATATTATCGGTGCAGTTATTAATGAATATGGATCTGAATTGAACATTGGTTCTGAAAAGTTCTTGATTCTTTCAGCTGATAAGGATTTTATCCAGTTGCAAAAATATGCTAACGTCGATCAGTATGATCCTATCCGCAAACGCTGGATTCGTAATGATCAGCCCGTTAACTATCTCAATGAGCATATTCTAAAGGGTGATACCGGTGATGGTGTTCCAAACATCTTATCCCCAGATAATTGCTTGGCTGTTGGTGAACGTCAAAGTCCTATGACTAAAAAGCGTCTAGCACTTTATTCACAAGGCCCAGAGGTTATGGATGAAGAAACTCTTCGTCGATTCCATCGTAATAAAATGATGATCGACCTTTCTCAGATTCCACAAAAGTATCAAGATTTAGTTCTTGAATCATATAATAAAGAATCAAGTGTTGGCAGGGAACGCCTATTCAACTTCTTTGTAGAAAAGAAATTAAAGCACTTGATCACAGACATACAGGACTTTTAACATGGCGGTACGAATATCAATCAGCGAAATACTCGCTGGAGCAGGTGCAGAGAAATCAGCTAAGGCGAAGGTAGCATTCCTTCAAAAGCATGACAATCAGCCTTTGAGAACTATCATATCTTATACATATGACAGTAATATTAAATTCTTAGTACCTGATACTCCACCACCGTGGAATGAAAATGAATATGAAGACGAAGCAAAAGCACTGTTATATTCAGAGGCTCGTCGTCTAAGAATTTTTGTTGAAGGTGGCGGATATGATAATTTGAAGCAAATTAAGCGTGAGCAGCTATTCATTAGTTTATTAGAAGATGTAGACAATGACGATGCTAAAACGCTGGTTCAGATGATATCTAAGAAGCCATTTAAAGGGTTATCTAAGAAAGTTATAACAGAAGCATTTCCAAACTTAATAAAAGAATGATATAAGGGTAAATCAACATGAGTAAGAAGCGCATCAAGAAATTCCGCGACGCTTGGGAAGATGATGAGTGGGGTACTGACGACGATTACAAGACCAAAGGTAAAAACAAAGGTGGTAAGCAACGGGCTGTAAAAGAGGCCCGTAGGCAGAAGTTCTCAGATCGATGGTACGACTCTGACAATAATATCAAAAGAAAGCCCAAAAAAGGCAAATAATTTGTAATTAAATGAAAAAAAGCCTTGACATTTCCTTTCAAATGACTTATAATGTATCTAACAAATGAGGAAATAAGCTAGTTTTTTGAAATTAATTTGAAATTAAATGAAAAAAACAGTTGACAAACGGTTCAAAATAGCTTATAATACATATATAAATTGATTAAACAAGGAACTATATTATGACTAAATTCGCTAAATTTGACAAAGCTACTCTTAACGCCCTTCGTTCAGAAATGCAAGAAGTAATGAACAAGTATGCTGTTAAAACAAACTTAGATATCAATGTTGGTAACATGAGATTCTCTGAAGCTGAGGTTACTATCAAGGTTGAAGCTAAGATCAAAGGTGCTACTACACGATCTGATAGCATTTTAGAAATGATGGCTAAACAAGCTGGTCTAGCAATGACCAACTCTAATGGTGACCAACTTACTGGTTACAATACAAGAGCTAAAGCTTATCCTTACCAATACACATGTGGAACAACCGGTAAGCGTTACAAGTGTTCTGCTCAACAAGCTAAGTTTAAGTTCTCATCATAAATTTAGTTTAAATTAAAGTGAAAAAGGGGTTGACATTCAGCCCCTTTTTTGTTATAATAGTATTAAATTAAATAACAAAGAAAGTATGAATATGAGTTTAAGTGAAAAAGTAATATTAACCGACGTCGATGGAGTACTACTCGATTGGCTATTTTCCTTCACACAATGGATGGATAAACACGGTTACGAAACAGTGCCTGGCGCTGAAAAAGAATACGACGTTACCAAGCGTTATGGATTAGATCATGTTGAAAAAGAACGTTTAGTTCGTATGTTCAACGAGTCTGCTTGGATACGTTGCCTACCTCCTCTACGTGATACTATTAAGTATATGAAAAAGCTTCATGAAGAGCACGGATATGTCTTCAGAGTGATTAGTTCTCTAAGCAATGATTACTATGCACAACATCTAAGAACAAAGAATCTAATTGAAATGTTTGGACCAAGCGTATTTGATACGTTTGTTTACTTAGATACTGGTGCTGATAAAGACGAAGCTTTGGAACAATACCGTGGAACAGAATGTTGGTGGATTGAAGATAAGCCAGAAAATGCAGACCTTGGTGTAGAGCTCGGATTAGAGTCTATTTTAATGGGACATACGTTCAATAAAGACTATTCAGGTAAGGCTCAGCGGGTCACGAACTGGAAAGAAATATATGAAATAATTGTTGGATAATGCCCTCTTGAGTGTATTACGATTATAAATATAATCATATAATACAGTCTATCACTAACAAACGTTTGAGCCGACTATGTATTATCTAGTTGGCTTTTTTTATATTATAGAATAGGAGAATGTATGCCAATATATACATTTGCAGACACAACAAAAGAACCAGAAGAATTCATGGAAATCACCATGAAGATCGCAGAGCTAGATCAGTTCAAGCTCGACAACCCCCATTTACAACAAAGAATTGTACGCGCTCCGTCAATTGGAGATGCGCACCGTCTTGGGCTAATCAAGCCTGATGACGGCTTTCGTGATGTTCTCAAAAACGTAAAACACCACCATAAAAAGGATAACATTAATACTTGGTAATGATCGATTTGAAAGTTTATCCTACAAACAACTAGGAGAGTTCAATGGCAGCTAAACAGCGAAGATTATCCAGAAGAGAAA